AATAGCACATTTTATAAAGAATAAATAGACAAAACGGATATTAATTATGCCATTGTCTATAAACCCTATTAAAAATCTAGCATCAAACATCGGCAGTAGTCTAGGTAATCTAGCCAATGCTGCAAATCAGTCTGCTGGCAATTTCAGTATGCCTAGTGTAAATTTTGACAAACAAAATCTAGATGCCACTGTTAATAGGCTAAGTGGTGGTTTTGGCAGCCCTTTAAATGGTATCACTGGCAAATTAAATTCATCTAGTGTTAGTAATTTATCCGGAACCGTGCAAAATTTTGCACAAAATGGTTTGACATCAGCGTCAGGAGTTGCAGGTAGTTTTGCCACAGCTGGTCAAGATGTTATTGAGAACATTGCATCAGGCGGCAGTGCTGCTGGATTGTCCACTGGATTATTGAACGGACCAGAACAACAAGATTTTGATTTTGCAGATATAGGACTTGATTTAATTAGTGCCGCTAGAGCAAAAAATATTCCTAGTACAGCCACACTAGCACTAGGCGAAGCAGATTCTGTGGTACAGGTATATCCCGGTAAGGAAGGTGATTGGCGTATAACAATTTATTCAGTATTCGGACAAATTGTTTTTCCAACAACACCAACATTTAGTCTATCAAACAAAGCAAACTACAACAATCAAGAACTGGTTCACGCAAATTTTCCACATCCTGTTTATAAAAACAGCACTTCAGACGATATTTCGATCAGCGGAGAGTTTCCAGTCGAAACCGAAGAAGACGCTGCTAATTGGCTGCGTACCATTGCTCTAGGTCGAGGCCTTACCAAAATGTTTTATGGCAACAGTTCTTTTCAAGGAAATCCTCCTCCTATTTGTACCTTGTCTGGATATGGTGCAGTTTTAAAAGATATTCCCGTAGTAATAAAATCTTTTCAGGTTGATTTCAAAGATGATGTTCACTATATACTTACAGCTGGCTCATCTGTACCTAGACTAAGCACAATACAAATTACTTGCCAGCCTGTATACAGTAAAAGTTCTCAAAGAGGATTTGATTTCCAAGCGTATGCCAAAAACGGCGGCAACATTCCTTTCTAATATATGGCAATTTATAAAAAAACTAGTCCTTGGTATATTACCAAACAAAATACACTTTACTTGGAATTATTGACTCTAAGAACAATTCCAACTTCCGATGATGATTTTAAATATGTCATTGAAAATCAATACAGACACCGCCCGGATCTATTGGCATTTGATCTTTACCAAGATGCAAAATTGTGGTGGGTGTTTGCACAAAGAAATAGATCAATACTAAAAGATCCCATCTACGATTTTTCTCCCGGAACTACAATTTTTTGTCCAGCTAGAGCCAATATTGATGCTGCCTTATCAACCACTGCTGGAAGTTAATCATGGCGCTACCTAACATCTTAGAACAATTTGTATCATACAATTGTTTGTTTACTTTTTCCTGCGCTAGTCCGGCACAGCTAAATTCTCAATCTTATCGCAGCGGCCCATTACCAAATGTTATTGTATCGAGTGGAGGTCGAGACGGTGCTGCAAGAGTTCAAACGGCCTACGGTGCTCCTGAATACTACATTGACAATGTTTCAATAGCAAATTTTGTAGTGCCTACCAAAGGCACAGGGTCGGGACCTTGGTCAAAACTTGAATTTGAACTGTTTGAGCCTTACAGTATGGGACTATTTCTTCAGAGCTGCCAGGCAGCGGCAGTAAATTCTGGATACAAGAGTTATCTTGATAATGCTGCCTATGTGCTGAGACTGGAATTTCAAGGTTGGACAGGACCCGACTCCACTATGACTGTGGGTCCGTTTAATTGGTTGGTAAGACTAATGAATGCAAATTTCACAGTCAATGAAGCTGGCAGTACCTACAAGATAGAATGCTTCCCCTATAATCATGTGGCACTATCTCAACAGATGAACAAGGTTTTTAACGACGTAAAACTTGTGGGCAAAAACAGTAATGAGGTTCTGGTTGATCATCCTGAATTCAGTTTGGTATCCTTTCTAAATAAACGCGAAGCCCAACTTGTAAACGATAATAAAAAAACCTATCCGGACAAGTACAATATTGAATTTGTAGGAGATAATCCCTATGGCCGCGGCCCCGGCAATGATCTAGAGTTTACACCAGAAAGCCAAGGCGGAACTGAAAAACCCAAACGTGCAGGAGACATCTACGATGAAGCCAGCGGAAAAATCATTAGAGGAAAAATGTCTATCAATCCCAAAGAAAAGTCTCTGCAATTCAGTCAAGATACCAGTATTACAAATATCATTGATCAGGTTGTTCTTAGCACCAAAGAAGCTAGAGATCGAGCAACCAAGGAAGATCTAATTGACAGCCAAGGTAGAGTAACTTGGTGGAAAACCAATGTTGATGTTAAACTTTTTGATAAGCAACTTGATCCTAAACTTAAGGATTATGCTAAAGATATCACTTTTAGAGTACAGCCTTATAAAATACATCACAGTGCTTACCTATCGCCAGAAGGCACAAGTAAAGGAGTAGCAGCCTGCAAAAGTGCTGCACAAAAAGAATACAACTACATATACACTGGTCTGAACACAGATATTATTAAATTTACAATTGATATTAAAAATATGTTGTTCACAGCCATTGATCCCAACAAGGTTGAAGACTCGGGCGGTGTTCAAAATAATTCTGTAAATCAATCAAAGTCCGGCCCTACAATGACCAGTAAACAGACAGCAGGTGCTGCAGCCCCATCGGTAGGAGGAAATGCTGCTCCTGCAAAATTTGATATGGTCACAGGAAATCTTCCGTTTAAAGGTGGGTCAGGTCAAACCAGCACCGAACAAAAAATTGCCAATGAATTTTATATGGCCTATCTCAATAGTATAGGAAATCAAGTTAATTTAGATTTAGAAATTTTAGGTGATCCCTATTTCCTTCCTGAAGTCGGATACAGTAATTTTCATAGTGAAAGTGACGATCAAGTAACTGAAAATGGAACCATGAATCACGAAGCCACAGATATTTGGGTGGTGGTAAATTTTAGAACTCCCGCAGATCCAGATGCCGGTGCCGCAGCAGCAAATTTTCCCGGCGGCTATTATTTTCCTGAAGGACAAAGTCCCAGCCCGTTTAGTGGATTGTTTAAGGTTACAAAAGTAGAAGCTAGATTTAAAGGCAATTTATTCACACAGGTAGTGGCAGGTTTTAGAATACCTGCTCAAGATCAAGGTGGTAGTGGTGGCGGTGTGTTCCCAACAACGACAGATAAGCCGGAACCAGATTCTGGAACGTATATAAACAATCCGGGGAACGCAATATGATTGAAAAAAGAGAAGACCAACGAGAAAATTCAAAAGGTAGTCTTACCGGCGCTCCTTATTTGGCTAAAATTATAGGGCATGCAGATCTATTGTTTCAAGGAGGCCTTGAAGTTGTGCTTATTAGAGATTCCGGAAATCAAGTAGGTAATGAAAGTCAAACTTATTTTGTAAAATATGCCAGTCCGTTTTATGGATGTACACCTTTTGAGTTTACTGGCCAAAATGTCACAGCTGATGATTCGCAGATGAGCTATGGATTCTGGGGTGTTCCTCCCGATACCGGCGTAACTGGTATTGTGCTGTTCATAGACGGAAAACCAGATCAAGGATACTGGGTGGCAAATGTCCAAGATAAATTTCAAAATCACATGATTCCTGCTATTGGAGGAACCACAGTATATAAAACAGACGAAGACTACAAGCAAGCAGAACACCCGTTACCAGTAGTTGAACACAACAGAAAAGCCAATGAAGGCGACAAGAATTTAGAAATTGACAAAATACCTAGAGCCGTACATCCTATTGCTAGACGATTTAAAGCTCAAGGACTAACTAGAGATGAAGTAAGAGGCACCACTGCTTCTACGTCAAGAAGAGATGTGCCAAACATGGTGTTTGGAATGAGCAGTCCCGGCCCCTTAGATAGGAACGGCAAGAAAAAGTTTTTGGGAAATAGAGAAAGTCCTACCCCGGTTCCGGTTCCAGTTCAAAGACTAGGCGGAACACATTTTGTCATGGATGACGGCGATGACAGATACTATAGAGAAACCAAGCCCACTGATGGAGCTCCTACCTACGTAAAAAATCCCGAAGGACTAAAAGATATTCCCTACAACGAACATTTTAGAATCCGAACTAGAACAGGACATCAGTTGTTATTTCACAATTCTGAAGATTTGATTTATATTGGAAACAGTAGAGGCACAGCCTGGATTGAATTTACCAGCGACGGTAAAATTGATATCTACGCAGAAGACAGCATTAACATTAGAACCAAACAAGATTTTAATTTTGTTGCTGACAGAGACTTTAATATAGAAGTTGGCCGTAATTTCAATCTCAAAGTAAACGGAGAAATGCACACTCACGTGGTAAAAGATCACATTTTAATTGTAGATGCTAATCAAAAGATTCATATTAAAGACGCAGTAGATGAAACAATTGGAGCCGGCTACAAAATAAAAGTTAATGGAAATAACAATGTTAATGTTAGTGGCAGTATCAAACACACTTCAGGTGGATCTAACGAAACAAAAGCTGGCGGCAATATTGTAGAAACTGCCCCCCAGATTCATATGAACGGTCCAGGCGCAGCGACGGCAGAAACGGCAGAATTACCAAAAATATTAAAAACACATAGCCTTCCTGATCTTCCAGCACCCAACGAAGATGACGTAGATAAAACAGTTATAGTAAGAAGAATGCCCACAGCTGAACCGTATCCCTTCCACGAAAATTTAGACGCCACAAAAGTCAAACCTGATCTAACAGATCGAGATGTTGATGGTCGTTACGAAGGCGAAAGTACCAGTATGCGAACGCCACCCGGTGATTGGCGCAAATACAAAAAACCAAGCGATACTCCGTTCTAAGGAAATAAATTATGGCAAAAATATACACCAACAAAGTGATTGCAAAAAACAAAGCCAGTATAGGAAACGCAAATGCTGGCAACTTTCGATACAGAGGATTCAGTTCTAAAGAATTTAAACGAAACTACAAGTTATACGATGCAGAATTGATCAAACAAGATCTCATCAATCATTTTTATATTAGAAAGGGTGAAAAACTAGAAAATCCTAAATTTGGAACAATTATTTGGGATACACTGTTTGAGAATTTTACCCCAGAAATAAAATCAGCAATTGCCAAAGATGTTGAAGAAATTATTAATTTTGACAAACGTGTGAAAGTAAACTCTGTGTCCATAGACAGCACACAACAGGGCATACGTATAGAAGCAGAAATAGTGATACTACCATTTGATATCACTGATACACTGCGTTTGAATTTTGATAGAGATAACACAATAACATAAAATGCGCATTTTATTTTTACGATAAATATCAGTATAGGGAAAGAAAATGACAACTACGTCTCGACAGAATAATTTAATTTTAAACCAGGACTGGAAAAGAATTTATCAGACCTTTAAAAATGCTGACTTTAAAAGCTATGATTTTGAAAATCTGCGTAGAGTTATTATTACCTATCTTCGTGAAAATTACCCAGAAGATTTCAACGATTACATTGAAAGTTCAGAATATCTAGCACTGATAGATGCAGTGGCATTTTTAGGACAGAGTCTGGCCTTCCGTACTGATCTAGCCAGCAGAGAAAACTTTTTAGAACTTGCCGAAACCAAAGAATCTGTGCTGAGACTGTCACGTCTGATTTCTTATAACAGCAGAAGAAATATTCCTGCACAGGGATTAATTAAATTTGACACAGTGTCTACTACAGAAGGTATATTAGACAGCAACAACAAGAATCTTGCCAGCCAAACAATTATCTGGAATGATCCTACCAATTCAAACTGGCTAGAGCAATTTATTCTAATTGTAAATTCTGCAATGGCAGACAACACTGAATTTGGTAGAAGTCAGGGCACAGACACAATTCAAGGTATTGACTCACAACAGTATAGATTTAGATCTAATTTTACAGATGTGCCAATTTTCAACTTTGAAAAAATAGTAGCCAGTAGAAAGATGCCGTTTGAATTGGTAAGTACCAGCTTTATCGGCGCAGAAGATTATTATGAAGAATCGCCTATACCGGGCAGTCAGTTGGGATTTGTCTATAGACAAGACGGTAAAGGCAGTGCCAGTGCTAACACTGGATTTTTTATGTTGTTGAAACAGGGCAGTCTAGAATTAACTGATTTCAGTGTGGATGTTCCTACCACCAATGAAGTGGTATCTGTCGACGTTACGGGAATAAATGATTCAGATGTTTGGTTGTTTGCCACAAATTCAGACGGCACACAGGCATCTGAATGGACCAAAGTCAGCAGCATCACAGGCAGCAATATTGCCTATAACAGTATCAATTCAAACATAAGAAATATCTATAGCGTTATTACCAAAGAAGACGATAAAATTGATTTGGTATTTGCAGATGGTACCTACGGCAACTTGCCCCAAGGCGCTTTCAAAGCCTATTATAGAGTCAGCAACGGCCTAAGTTACACAGTTAGTCCCGCCGAAATGCGTGCCATTAATATTTCTGTGCCTTATATAAACAAAGCAGGCGTGAGTCACGAATTACTGATCAGTTGTAGTTTAAAATATACCATTAGCACTGCAACAGCTTCCGAAGACATCGACAGTATCAAAGCTCGTGCTCCTGCAATTTATTACACACAGAATCGCATGATCACTGGAGAAGATTATAATCTAGCCCCATTGTCTAGCAGTCAAGATATTTTAAAAGTCAAAGCCATCAATCGAACCAGCAGCGGCATCAGTAGAAATTTTGACGTGATTGATGCCAGCGGAAAATACTCAAGTGTAAATGTCTTTGCTGACGATGGTGTGATATACAAAGAACAAACAGAAAGAACAGAGTCTTTCAAGTATACCAATAGAATTGATATTATAAATTATATTAGAAACAACATAGAACCCCTGTTGACCAACACAGATGTTTATAATTTTTATCTTACAAATTTCACAAAAATACAATTTACAGATTCAAACACACTTTGGGCACAGACTACCAACGATGTAAATTCATCCACCGGCTATTTTATCAACAACATAGATCAGTCATTGTTCAAGGTTGGTACATACACCACTAACTCTTTGAAATATGTGTTTGCAGGGGCACTGATTAAATTTGAACCTCCTGCCGGCAAGACCTTTAAAAAGGGCGCGATTGTGAACATCAGTGCCGCAGATGTAGAACAGACAGATAGAATCTGGGTCAAAGTTGTTAAAATTACAGGAGATGGAACCAATGCTGGTCGAGGAGCACTGGCCAACGGACTTGGTCCTATAGTGTTTAATGATGTTGTTCCTACAGGAGCAGTTGCTACACGAATCGTTCCTAGATTCATTAACAATTTGCCAACTGCTCTAGAAAATGAAATGACTAATCTTATCAGTTTGAATGTGAATTTTGGTCTACGGTATGAATCCATAGAAAGCTCTTGGAAAATTATTACATCATCAAATATTGATCTATTAAATGATTTTAGTCTAGGTCGTGCCGGAGACACCAATAACAGTAATTTAGACACAGCTTGGATTATAGCGTTTGTAAGACAAGCAGACAGTTATAATGTGAGAATCAGAGGACTAGATTATATTTTTAGAAGTCTAGAACAGAACAGATTTTATTTTGATGTAAATCAAAAAACCTTTGATAGAAAAACTGGAAAAGCAGTCAAAGACAAAGTCAATATTCTTGGCATCAATGCCGACAGCGGTTTGATTACTGCGTTGAAAAATGACAAGACATTTGAGGTTAGTGATGTAATTAAATTTGAAGATGGGTATCAAAGCGCCAACGAAATAAAATTGTCATTTGCCGATAGTGATGATGATGGTGTCATTGACAATCCTGATTCATTTGAACAAATAGTTGGTCTAGATCTAGATCTAAAATACTTATTTTTTTACAAAACCGCAGATGTTTCTGGATACACAACCTACTCTTATGTTGATAACAGCAATGATACTATTCTGATTAGACAAACTGAAAGTAATATTATTATTTCTGATTATGCCGATGGCCAACTAATTTATTTTTATGCCAGTGATGAAAACAGAATAAAACGTGTTGACCTAGGCACTAACACTTTGATAATTGAATCTGACTACAAGGCAGTAATTGGTCGAGCCGATCTTAAATTTCAATATATTCACAATGCCAACATTGATCGAAGAATAGATCCCAGCGTGAGTAATATTATGGATATTTTTCTTTTAACAAGAACCTACGATACTGAATTTAGAAAGTATATATCAGGAGCTATCAGTCAACCTGAAGTTCCCACTAGCGATGCATTGAGAATAGCATTTGGTAAACAGTTGAATTTAATTAAATCTATTAGTGATGAATTAATCTATCATCCTGTAAATTACAAAATTTTATTTGGAAGTACGGCTGATCCTAAACTTCAAGCACAATTTAAAGTAGTTAAAAATCCCTATAAAACAATCAACGACAATGATCTAAAGGTAAGAATAGTTTCAGCAATCAACAGTTTCTTTGATATCAATAATTGGGATTTTGGAGACAGATTTTATCTAGGAGAATTAATTACATACATCACTAATGAAGTTGCCCCGGATGTTAGTAATCTTGTGATTGTACCTAGACAACCAGACCAAGCATTTGGTAGTTTATTTGAAATACAAAGTCAACCAGAAGAAATTTTTATCAGCGGCGCAACAGTGGATGATATAGTAATTGTCACAGCCATTACAGCCAGTGAAATCAGAGTTGACGTGGCTAGCGTTGTATCAAGCACTATAGGATCTACAAATCTTTCAGTAGCAACAAGTGGTGCTTCATCAAGCAGTACTTCATCAAGTAGTAGTGGATCATCAAGTAGTACTTCATCAAGTAGTACTTCATCAAGTGGTGGATCATCAAGTAGTGGATCATCAAGTGGTGGATCATCAAGTGGTGGCGGCGGATATAGTTATTAAAAAAATAGGGTATAAAATATGGCAGATGAAATTTTTCCGCAAAGTCAGTTACCAATACGTAGAACTGTGGAACTTCTACCAGAAGTCTTTCAAACTGAAACCAATGCGAAATTTATGTCTGCAGTTGTTGATCCATTGGTTCAACCTGGTACATTATCTAAAACAGTTGGCTATGTAGGTCGTAGATATGGTAAAACTTATAATGGTTCAGACGTATATCTAGACACAGATGCTACTCTTAGAAGTAGATATCAATTAGAACCAGGCGTCACAGTCAAAGAAAAAGACAAAGTAGAAAATTTTTATGACTACATTGATTTTAAAAATCAATTAAAGTTTTTTGGTAATAATCTAGAAAGAGATGATCTAATCACAGATCAAGATCACTATTCTTGGGATCCTCCTATAGATTGGGACAAGTTTGTTAATTTCCGCGAATACTACTGGGTACCAGATGGTCCGCCACCTATCACTATATTCGGACAAAGGCAGGCCGTAACCAGCACCTATAGAGTGAGATTAGGAGTAACATCATCTTGGATATTTTTTCCAGACGGATTAACAAATAATCCAACGTTAACCTTATATAGAGGACAAACATACAAGTTTCAGGTCAATGCACCAGGTGAAGGGTTTGTTATTAAAACCGCCTATGATACCGGATCATTGATCTATAAACCGTATCTACCATATCAACAAGGCCAATTTGCTGTGTTTAACAACAAGTTATGGAAAGCCAAAACTTTTATTGCAGTCACTGACGGCAGTACCATAGATGAAGACAGCCAAGATTGGGAGTATGTTGAAGCTGCCAGCCAGGCTACTGCATTGGACTATAATACGGGAATTACTGGACAAGGAGCAACTAACAGCACCTTGACTTTTACTGTGCCATTCGATGCACCCGATGTGTTGTTTTATCAAAGTGCTACAGACATCAATAGATTTGGTAGATTTTTAATTGCAGACATTGAGTCAAACACCAAAATTGATATCACTAATGAAGTTGTTGGCAAAGCCACTTATGTCAGTAGTAATGGTATTACATTTACCAACGGTATGAAAGTTAGGTTTTCTGGTACAGTAACTCCCACAAAATATTCCAAAGACACTTGGATAGTAGAAGGTGTTGGTGAATCTATTAGATTGATAAGATTTCAAGACCTGTCGCCTCCAACCCTTAGTACAACAAGTCTAGAAGTTTTATTTGACGATGGCGGATTTGACACAGAACCCTTTGATGATGCTGCCACATATCCGGAGTCAAAAGACTATATCACAATTAATAGAGCCAGTCAAGATTCAAATCCTTGGAGCCGATACAACAGATGGTTTCATAAATCAGTACTAGAACAGGCACATAACTTTAACGATAGTGAGTTCGATTCAATCGAAACAGCCAGAGCCAAAAGACCTATCATTGAATTTACTTCAAATCTCAAGTTATTCAATCACGGCAGTCTAGCAAAGACCCCAGTTGATTTTGTTGACACTTTCACTACCGACGTATTTTCAACCATAGAAGGCAGTCTCGGTTATAATATTGACGGTGAAGAATTATTCAATGGTGCTAGACTATTGGTCACAGCAGATTCTGATACATTAGCCAACAACAGAATTTATACAGTAAACTTTATAATTCACAATAATCGTAGACAAATCAATTTGGTAGAAACTGCTGATGCAAGTTCTACAATCGGTGACGGAGTGTTTGTTAGACGAGGCTTATTAAACAAAGGAATAATGTATCACTTTAACGGCGTATCTTGGGTGCCTAGTCAAAAGAAAACCGCAGTAAATCAAAGTCCGTTATTTGATGTGTTTGATGACAACGGTGTCAGTTATGGCGATACAGACACTTATCTAGTTAGTGATTTTGTAGGAACTAAAATAGTCAGTTATAAAACTGGAAACAGCACAGCTGATTTTGAATTAGGATTTAGTCTAAGCTATCTAAACATCGATAATGTGGGCGACATCGAATTCTATTTCGACTGGGATATAGATTCATTTAATTATAATTTCGACAAAAAAGTTTTTAATAAATTAATAAGACAAGGTTACTATAAATTTACTCACACAGGAAGTTATGCCAACGGATGGTTGAAATCTGATCGTACCTATTTACAGCCAGTGATTTACAGTACCACAATCACTGAAGTTTCAACAAGTACCGTAGGCAGTACTGGCGTAAGAGAATCAAAATTATACACAGTCACAAATATAGGAAAAGGTGCGTATGGCATCAACGATACAAGTAATCCAACATTGAACCTGCTACGCGGATTCACCTATAGATTCAATATTAATGCAATTGGTCACCCGTTTTGGATTCAAACAGTATCCGGCTCTTATAGTTTTGGTAATATA